TATCGCACTATGTACATTGGGCAGCATCAATTGGGGTGCTTTCCGTAACCCAGAAGATATGCGTAGAGCATGTCGCATATTACAACGTAGTTTGTGTAACATACTTGACTATCAGGACTTCTTGTCAATACAAAGCAAGTTGAGTAACGATGAAATACAACCATTAGGAATTGGTGTTACTAATCTTGCTTACTGGCATGCAAAGCGTGGCATAAAGTATGGCGAGAGTGATAGTCTACAAGAAGTCAAAACTTGGATGGAGCATCAGGCATATTATTTGACTGAAGCCACTGTTGAACTTGCCAAAGAACGAGGTAAGTGTGTAGATAGTGATAAGACACGTTATGGTCAAGGTATTTTCCCTTGGGAGCATAGAGCTTCCGGTGTGAACAAACTCGCAGATTTCAAGCCCGAGTTAGACTGGGAACCACTCCGAGAAGAGATGAAGCAATATGGTGTTAGAAATGCCACACTGATGGCAATCGCCCCTGTTGAGAGTTCGTCAGTAGTGATAAACTCTACTAACGGCATAGAAATGCCTATGTCGTTGATCACGGTCAAAGAGTCAAAAGCGGGTTCGTTCACACAGGTCGTACCAGAATACAACAAGCTGAAGAATAAATATCAACTCATGTGGGATCAAACTGACTGTATCGGATACTTGAAAACAGCAGCAGTACTCGCTGCGTATGTTGATCAAAGTATTAGCACAAACACATTCTATAATCCTGCACACTTTGAAGGGCGTAAAGTTCCTTCAACATTGATCGCTAAGAATTTGATGTTAGCACATCAATATGGATTGAAGACTTTCTACTACAGTTTGATCAATAAGGCTGGATCTAAAGTAGAAGAAGAACAACAGACCGAACAAGCTGAACATCAAGTAGTAAGCGAAGAAGATTGCGAAAGCTGTAAACTATAATATGACAATAGTCCAAAAATTTATTTGGGAATATCCTGACGGTATACAGTCAACATTAGATGATTGGGTATTGACTTTAAGTGAATATGAACAAAAACGATTCGAAGAGGCACGAAAAAACACAGATATAGGAAGACAGCAGGCTATAGATGAAGGCAGATTGATTTTAACTGATGACGGTCAATATACATGGAAAGATCAAGAAGCATTCGCACAACATAAGTATCAAGATCCTATTTGGGAAGAATACTTCAATCGATGGCTTACAGAAACAGGAATTACTTGTCGTTGGGAAATGATTGATCAAGATTTGTGAACACGACTCTGTAAAATAGTACTAGCATCAGGAAATTACAAATGAGCAAAGAACAATATAACCTAAAAACTAAAACTGATTATTTGAATCGCAAGATGTTCTTGGATCCAAAAGGTCCAGTAACCATTCAAAGATTTGAAGAAGTAAAATACAACAAATTACAGAAACTAGAACAAACAGCTAGAGGTTTCTTCTGGGTTCCAGAAGAAGTCAGTCTCACTAAAGATGCTAATGATTTCAAAGAAAGTAGTGATGCTGTGAAGCATATCTTTACAAGCAACCTATTACGTCAGACTGCCCTTGATAGTTTACAAGGTCGCGGCCCTAGCCAGATATTCACTCCAGTCATCTCATTACCAGAACTAGAAGCATTAGTCTATAATTGGACATTCTTTGAAACTAATATTCATAGTCGTTCTTATTCACACATCATTCGCAACATCTATAATGTACCAAAAGATGTTTTCAATACTATACACGATACTAAAGAAATCGTTGATATGGCAAGTAGTGTTGGCAAGTATTATGATGATTTACATTTGCTCAACTGTAAAGTAGAAGCAGGGGAAAAGGTAAAAGAAAGTGATCATATCAAAGCGATCTGGTTAGCACTCAACGCAAGTTACGCACTTGAAGCATTTAGATTCATGGTCAGTTTTGCCACAAGCCTCGCAATGGTTGAAAATAAAATCTTTATCGGTAATGGGAATGTCATCAGTTTGATATTACAAGACGAATTGCTACATAAAGAATGGACAGCATGGATCATCAATCAAGTTGTCAAAGAAGATCCAAGATTCGCAAAAGCAAAAGAACAATGTGAAACTGAAGTTTATGAGATGTATATGGATGTTATCCGCGAAGAAAAAGATTGGGCAGACTATTTGTTCATCAAGGGCAATGTTATTGGACTCAATGCAAATATATTGAAAGATTTCGTTGACTTCACTGCCAACACAGCACTCAAAGACATTGGTATCAAGTACCAAAATCCTGCACCCAAAATTACTCCTATACCTTGGTTCAACAAGCATAGCGATACTAGCAAAAAGCAAACAGCATTGCAGGAAAACGAAAGTACTAATTACGTCATTGGCGTGATGAGTGACCAACTAAATTATGACGATCTACCGTCACTATAATATATAATAAACATAAGGAGAATAAAATGAAAGCCATTGTATGGAGCAAACCTGATTGTCCCTATTGCGTAGTAGCAAAAAAATTATTAGAAACTAAAGGATATCAAGTGGAAGAAAGAAGAATAGGATTCGGGTGGAATAGAGAACAATTGCTTGAAGCAGTACCGCACGCACGTACAGTACCGCAGATATTTTTAGATGGACAGTATATCGGCGGAAGCGACGATCTAAAAAAATATTTCAATGAGGCAAAATAAATGCAATTAGTAAAAGACGAGATTTATACATTCAAACTCAATAGCGGTGAAGAATTGATCGCTAAAATCGTAGAAGTGACAGAAACATATCTAGTTCTCACTGAACCCGTGAGTATCGGTCCTAGCCCACAAGGCGGACTTGGACTAGTACCAAGTTTATTTACCTACAATAACCGAGAAAATGTCAGACTAAATACTAGTAGCCTTGCACTAGTAGCCCAAACAGACGATAATGTAAAGACAAAGTACATCGAAGCAACTACTGGATTACAAGTGCCTGCAAAGAAAGTATTGATAGGATAAACTATGGCAGCAAAAAAACTCAGTAGGAAGGGAGACAAGAATACAACAGGTGGGGTGTTACAAAAAGGATGCAATACTGTATTTGCCAATAACAAACCAGTAGCAACACATCCTAATAAAATTACACCGCATAGTCCTCCTAAACCTAGCATACATAAGAATGCTGTGACTACTGAAGGAAGTCCTACTGTTTTTGCTGAAAATAAGCCAGTTGTTCGTGTAGATTCTGGAAACAACTGCGGTCACAAAATTGTTGAAGGAAGCGAGAACGTTTTCGTTCCATAACTTATGTCAGACACAGGTATACAAAGTCCGTTAGGTGTAAACGTTGTTGCATCAACCATCCTAAATGAAGGACTAAGTATCAATCCGGTCGCACAGCGTTTGATCGGAACTAGTCAGACAAATGATACTTACACACCAGGATCAATAATAAACGATACTTGCTTGTCTTGGGCTACACAATCAATACAAGCGGCATATTATTCAAATGGTTTTAGAGACAGTGACGGCTTATCACCTACAGAAATCATAGGTGATTTAGTTGGGATTACAAACTATCTCGGTATATTGACTGTAAAAAAAGTTATAAGAGGAGGAATAATTCCTCGCGGTCAAATTTTAGTGCAAGATATGCCTATTATATTACCTAGCAATCAAATGACGGGATTTGGTGCTAGATTCGTAATCACAGAAATGGGCGATACAGACTGGGCTAGACAAGACGTATATGGTTTTCCTCCATATAGTGATGACATGGGGAGATATCAATATGTAATTGAAATTAATCCCCAATCTAGTCCGGGAGTGTATCAGACAGATTTTACAGTAGTAGGAGCACCCTCAAATGACGTAGGCACTGTGTTTGAATGCACGGTTTCAGGACCATCACTACCGGGCTATACACAAGGTCAAGTTAGAAGATTGGGATACAGTGTCGGGACAGTAATAGTCTCAAACGGTAGTGGAATAGGTTATGGTATCAACGGTAAAGGACAAGCACTAACTTTAGGATTCTTTATAGGTAACTTAGTTTCGGGTGACGGTAATACACCGGGTAGTCAATGGCAAGTATATTTTCTTGATCCTGGCCCAGGCGCAGCCGGTAAATGGTGTCTGGATTATACACCAGATGTAGCTGAATATATGAATTTTACAGACCATACATTTAGATTCCAAGTACCAAATATAACATATTATAATTCTAATATTGATAAAGATACCTATGATAATTTACTTGCAATGGGACAAAGCAGAATTCCTGCATTATCAAACAGTTTGCCTCCAACATATCTAATCAATGATCCTTCAAACGTTTGGGGAGGGCAAGCAACAAGCGGATATGCGATATCAGGTAATGTAGGTCAAGGACAAGAAGCAAAGTGGTTTCCCTACGATACTGACAACAATAACTTTTCTGTCACGCAATGGGGTTTTTTACGTTGCCTAGCATTGCAAGCATGGAACGTATTCAACTGGCAAGGATCAAGCCCGCTAAACGAAGATCCAGAATATAAAAATTATACTACTCAATTTTTGAATCTAGATGGATTTATAGAACAATCCAATAAAGCATTGATGACATTGCGCAATTCAGTCGAATTTCTTGACGGGACATATAGTAATATGAATGATCTTATTACCGGCGATATTACCGGTGTAAGTTTATCTACTCAAGCATTTGGTGAAGATTTGACTAATTTAGGAAAAGCGATACCACTATCATCAATCGCTAAGTTTGGTTTGCCTAGCGTGTTGTTACAAACACTGCAACAAAATAATGCATTGACACAACCTGTAATATTGGCTTTACTCACAAGCGGGTTGTCGCAAAATGAAATAAATGACATCAGTGCAGGAAATCTTACACCAAGTGTTGATCAAGAGCAAAAAATTTATGGAGCTTTTAGTGTAATAACCGGTCAAGATTGTAAAACTATATTGAAAACATTAGGATGTAAAACTAAAGGAATTTTGCAACTCATAGACTTATTGAACGTCAAAAAAATGTTTCCAATCAGCTATACTAGTTTGACTGTTCCGGTATATAACACTAGCCCCGGACCTACAAATAGTAAAACCTATTACTTATTATTTGTTGATAGAGAAGTTAATCCTCAGCTTTTTACAAAGAGAATGAAAGAGATGGTGGGAACGATAGAACCGATAGT